TTGATTTAACCAGCCTGGGACCAATCTCGCCCCAAACCAGATTTTCTCTATCTTTAGACATGCACACATCAAAAGCATGCTGTATTGCCGGGCTTCTTTTTGGTGCCTTAATTATGCCGGCATTAATATGTGTATTATTTTGTCGGAGAGGTAAAACCTCTTCAGAAGAAAACACGAAAGGAGTATCAAAATCAAACTTTTTTAAACAAACCATGTCGGCGTCAATCCAATATCCGCCTTTTTCTAAAACTAATTTATATCTAAAATAATTTGAAAACCCTGAAAAGCTTTTATGGTCTTTGTACAAGAAGATCATATCTTCAGGTAATATCTCATTCCCATCTTTTACAACCACACCATCAGGTATACCTTTAACGTCAGAATAAACATACAAGTGTACGTCATGACCGTGATATACAAAGGAAGACAAGCACAGTCTTTCCATTGGAGACAGATCATCACCTATCCACAAAGTTTGAATAATGTCACTCACTAAAGTGGCTCCAGAATCTTTGTGGAACTTCACGCAAATAAGAATCTATTTTATTTAAATCATCAGTATTAAACCATTCTTCTTCAGTGTGTTGCACATTTTCGTTTAAATGTAGCTCACAACCAAGAAGTTTAGCTTCAATAACTAATCTAGGGCATGTATCTGCACCGGCCGGCGTAAAACACAAACCTTTAGCTCCAGCTAGCATTGATAAAGCCTCATCGTGAGTCTTATTTTCCAAAACTGCAAAATCCAAATTATTTTCTTTACACCACTGCTGCGCAGTTTTAGATCCTTTAACCCAATTATCTGTACCTAGAGCAACCCAGACATTATTTTTATTGTCTTTATTTCCCTCTCTCAACTTTTTCATTTTGTCTAGTTTTTCTTCATTGAACACAGAAGAAAGAACAATACACTTATTAGCATCCAAATTCGGTAGTTCTTTTAAATGGATGTCTCTTTGTTTTTCAGACATAAAAAATATATTTTTGGCACCGCTTAAAAATTTATCAATACTTTTTCCATGAGTATGCTTGGCGCACGTACATTCTTCGCTCTCTAAAAGCTTATGTAAATCTAAATTTCTATATCTGCAAAATTTATAATCAAATTCAACCACGGAATAATCAACACCGTTTTCAGCAAATAGATTTAACAAGTTAAAATCGGCAGTGCTATAATTGCCAAAAATCCATTTTTTGCCGGCATGAGTAGTTAATATCTCTTTAGACAAACTTCTTGAATTTATATTGACACTCTTGCTTGCACATTCATCAATAAGATTCTGCAAGCTTAGCTCGGCGCCACCGACACCTGTTCCAGTTCCTATTTCCTCAGAAAACATATCGCTCACAAAAATATAATCAAAATTTTCTATTACCACCTCACCAAACGCAGAATTTAAAAATTTCTCATATTGTTGCTCTGGGGTGAAATTTTCTAGTATATGGTTTTGCAATTGTTTTGCAGCTTTTTTGTACCTTCCATGTTCTTTGTATATTTCGCAAAGCTTCATTTTGTAACTTCCTTGTTTCGGATAACACCACATCGAGTCTGCCAACAAAACGCCATCCCAAACAACTTCTTTCTGTATAGGGCCTAGGTCATAATCAACTTTAGCATATGCTGCACGATTTCTAATTTTTCCTTTTTTATTTTTGACTGGCATGTATAGAAAATCTACATGTCCGCTCCAATCTGGTGCAATAACTGGCATACCACAATAAGCTGCCTCAAATAATGGTAAACCAAAACCCTCGCCATGAGCTAGAGATACAAAAGCATTAATTTTTTGATGGTGATAGAGGCTATAAATTTCTTGATCTGTCATGTCTCCATGCAATAAATAAACTTTACATTTTCTTTGTGGATATCTTGCAAGAAGCTCACTAATTTGTGTGTAGCCTGCACGGCGGTCTATTATAGAATTATTTCTACCAAAAATTTTAAGTACCAATCCAACATTTTGATCTATAAATTCTTCAACAAACCAATTAATAGTATTAACCAAGTTTTTTCTTGGGCCCCACTGAGCCATGACCAAGAAATTAAAATCAGGCTCAAAGTCAATATCCAAATCAACTACATCATGTTTTCTAACCGGGTAATGTACAACATGCACAGGCGTTTCACATTTAAGAACCATTTCTTGATTTGTATCTTTGTGTGTGCCTTTATAAACAGTGTTTATGAAACCTTTTTTGGAATGCTCTGATATCGTAATTACTCTATCCATCATATTGGCGCGCTCTAGCCAAATGGGCGCAATTCTTGTTGTTTCTATTCCGGCTGTAACTCCAATATTAACCGGCGCTAAGCGTTCCCACTCATTTGGTATTGTAACTTGAAATGATATATCATACGTACCATTTCTTTGTTCGTGTTCTATGGTTTTTACCAGTAAGGAGTCCATCCATTTTCTTTCTTCATCATCGTCCTTAAGCCAGCCGGTTTCTCCCCAGTTGGTGGTGTGAAGATATATATCAAATTGTTCTTGACGACTTCGAAGCGACCTAAGCACAAATCTAGTATGTTCTCCATAGCCACTTCTCGTTAAAGCTGGACCACGTATTAAAACTTTTTTAATCATATCACTTCCTTGCATTCCCAGGATTTATAATTTTTTCTGTTTTTCCACGAACCATGTTTTTCTATTATCATCGTAAACACTTCATCCCATTGTTTACCATATTTTTCAAAATTATAATTGGTCATGACATGATTTCTTCCCATTTTTCCTAATTTTGTTAACTCTTCTTTGGACATATTATAAATTTTTAACAAGGCGTTAACAACAACTTCTTGAGACAGCCTATCCTCGCGAATATATGGAATAGTTTGAGAGCCGATTACCGCTTTGGAGGTTGGTTCGATTCCAACACCAAACCAACTCTCACCATCTGTTACTTGTTCCTGCAAACCTCCTGTCATATTAACTATAATAGGTGTTTCACAAGCTAACGATTCTAACGTTGCTAATCCAAAACCCTCTGCATCTGAGATATTAATTGTGCAATCAGCCATATTATACATTAAAGCTAACGTTTTTTGATCAACCTTTTGTGTGGAAAAATATACTTGGCCATTTGTCAGATTTAAATACTCTATTATTTTTTTCAAATCTTGTCCATGTTCGTCATTCACGTCCGTATGCATAACAAGAGACGCATTTTCATGGCCAACAATATCTAAAAACTCTTTAAACCAAAAAATCAACGAACCGCTTTGTTTTCTTCTAGCGTTTCTGTTATTCCAAAAGAAAATTTTCTTATTTTTATCAAAATTCTTTCCGAAACCCTTCTTGGAGAATTCTTCTATAGGTTCACGTGAATACTTTTTAAAAACATTTGTATCTACGGAATGTGGCACATAAACAGATTCCACGCCGGGAGCAACAGTTTTTACAATATCATCTGTAACTTTGGATATCGTGGCGACCAAATCATTAGATTCGTATGCCGATTTATTAAAATCCGGATATGGATAATTATCCCACACATGATAATAAACCATTGGCACCTGTGGCCTGATTTCATGCTCCATTAGCCATAGCCACTCCCAGAATCTTGGATCTGTCATAAACCACAATATATCAGGTCGATGATTTCGAATTAAAGATCGTATTATTTCCTGGTTTCCGTATCCGTCAACTGGAAACACTATCCAATCATCTCCCCATTCTTGAGTTCGAATAGGTTTGTATTCTTTGTGTTTGATTGCACCACCCAAACTAATAAATTTATATTTACCAGTTCGGAGCATCGCTTCAATCATATATTTTGTTTGGCCGGCTACGCCAGAAGGTGAAAAAGGTACATCACTTATTGTTAAAATTGTTCTTTTTTTCACTATTTCCCCTTAATCTTGTTTATGGGCAATGTTTGGTTTTATAAAAATCGCATGCGCCATATCTACCGACACATGACAGCTTATTTTTTATATACATTTTATTATTTATATTGTATAAAACTTTTTTTAACATTTTAAGGGCATTTTCAGTTTTTTTCTTCCCACTTGTGACTCTAAATATTTCCACATTGTTGTGCTTGGCCGTTCTTTTTAAAAGGGCAAAATGAGTCTCAACATCAGCTGGGTCAACATTATGCTTTAATGCCCAGTAATGTTTATAAAATGTTAACTGATAGGTTGTCATTTTTTCATTCTTTCTGCGAGAATCCCATCCCCAAGAACACGTTTTCCAATCAATAACATGATATTTGCCATTTGGAGTTTGTATTACTAAATCAATAAAACCTTTAAAATCGAATTCATTTTTAACAAATTCTTTTATTGGTTCAAAAAGTTGCTCCTCTACAGAAATTAGTTTAAACTCTCCAAAATGATTTTTAAGCTCAGGAATAATCAATGGAGCCAACATATCACCCTGTGACCTCATTTCATTAACTAATTTTTTATTTAAATTATTTTTGATATCCTCTGGTAAGGATTCTAATTCCTTTAAAAACATCTCTTGAAAGTGCTTTTTTTCATCTAGATGTTCATTTAAAAGTTTTTGTTCGCACACTGAATGAACTGCGCTTCCAAAAGCTGTGTGCACGTTGCCCTCGAATCCCTTAAGTTTGTTAATGTAAATTAATTTGTGTTTGAAAGGGCAGTCAGCCCAAATTTTTAATTCTGAAAAAGATATGTGAGACATTATTACCTTATTATTTTTTGCCTTTCGAACGTGACGCTTTAATAGCGGCCATAGTTGAATTGGCTTTTTGAGTATTGGATGGTTGCTTTTCTTTTTTTGCAACCTCTTTGACCTTGGGCGCCTGATGGGCCTTAGTTTTAACTTTCGTATTTGTTTTCTGTGTTTCTGGAAGAAGAAAAATCCATGTTCCCTTATTAGATCCTAGGCCATTATTATACGCCTGGCATGCCTTTTTCAATGGAAGATTCTTATATCCTTCTTTCTCCGCTAACAATTCTTGCGCATCGCGATTGGTAAAAATTTTTGGCTTATTAAGCAAATCTCGTTTATACTTATAAACACGCAACTCAACTATCAGTACTAACTCGTTTCCTACAGTTTTAATATCATATTCGTAATCTAGATTATATTTCATTATTTCCTCCCGGTTCAATATTCATGACCAGATCATCAATTCTTTTGTATAAGGAAGGACTGATTTTTTTTAAATAATTTGGTTCTTTTAAAAAATAGTTTTCAAATCCATTAGCAAAATACTCCCTTAACGAAGTAACAGCGTATGGGGAATAAAACAATCCTATCACTAAAGAATTTAAAGTCGGATATCCTACCTGTTTGTGTAAATAATTATCAAAATTTAAATCATATTCTGTTTCCAGAAATTGATTATAACTAGGCTCTAAATCTTCTTGCTTGCAGATATGATATAGCCTTTTTCTTTTTCCTAAAAACTCCCTTTCGACACTATTATCAGAATAAATATATTTATAATATTGCTCTTCAACGGCATGCGCAATTTCATGAACTATATCATCAATCATATCATTTTTATCATCTTGGTCGTTGGAAATGTATAATGCGCCATGTTCATACATTGCATTAAAATCGCGATTGTCCTTGTGAAAATCTTTAAAATCTCCAACATAAATAATGTCAATATTTGATACAAATTTCCTAGGAATTAATCGCTGCACATCGGCCAATACTGCATTTAGATCAACATCTGTTAATAGGTGATCTTTTAGATACACTGGAATTGTACCGTATATATGCCTTTCACGATTATTTTGTTGTGCGGATCTATTAGATTCTTTAATATATTCAATCATCTGTTTCAAGTTGTCTTTTGGCCGTCTCTTCTTCCACGAGCTGCTTCCCTTCTTCAACATCGTCCAATGCTTGCCGATATCCACGAATAAAATTTTCTTCAGCAACTGGTAATAAAAACTCTGGAAATTCTTTTGCCACAACCTTAATAACCATTTCCACAGTCACTTGATTATCCTCTGGTGCTAATTTTTCTCCAACATATTCAACAAGCCAGTTTTTCACTTCAGTATCCGGCTCAATTGGCTCTAACAAATCCGGATTTTCACTATTCGTTTGCTCTACATTCATATCAAACCTCCATCATTATATCATTTTAATAAACTTTGTCAAGAATTTAAAGCACTTTTGCTGCTAATGTCGCAACTTTACTACGTTCGCCTTTTATTAGCGTTACGTGTCCTGCTATTTCATACATTTTAAATTTTTCTACAGCATATGCTAGGCCATTTGATACCTCATCCACATACACATTATCAATTTGTTCTATATCTCCAGTTAAAACTATTTTAGTTCCTTCGCCAACTCTAGTGATTATAGTCTTTAATTCATGTGCTGTCAAGTTTTGAGCTTCATCCACAATCATTAATGCATTTGCAATTGATCGACCTCGTATATATGTTAAAGCTTCAATTTCAATCATTCCCTGAGATATGTATATTCCTAAAGTTTCTTTATCGTTACCCATCAAATATTGAAGATTATCTTGAATCGGAGCCAACCATGGAGTCATTTTTTCTTCCATTGAGCCTGGTAAATATCCAATATCTTTTCCCAGAGGTTGAATTGGTCTAGAAACAACTAATTTTCGATATATAGATTCTTTTGTTTCTTCAACCATTTGTGCTAAGCCAGCTGCAATTGCTAATAGAGTTTTTCCACTACCGGCTTTGCCTACTAATGTAACAATTTTAATCTTTGGATCCATTAAAAGATCTAAAGCAAATGCCTGTTCTTTGTTTCTTGGTTTTACTCCCCAGATTCCTTTTTTATATTCTCCATTAATTCTCTTCAAAGGCTCGGAGTACGAAAAAAATCTTGCTAAAGCTGTTTTTTTCTCGTTGGAGTTTGACACCAACATTAAAAATTCATTTGGCTCTAACTTAACGTCCTCTTTGTATACAAATATTTGTTCTCCAGCATAAAATTGATCAATTATTTGCTCATCAACTAAATGTGTAGTAAAGCCTGTGTATAAGTGTGTTGTGTCTTTGACAACTTGATTGGTAACATAATCTTCGGTCAATAATCCAATAGCATCACATTTAACTCGCATATTAATATCACGAGAAACCACAATTATTTTTCTTTTTGGATTTTTTCTTTTTTCAGTTAACGCCACACCAATGATTTCATTATCTGGTATTGTTGGATTAAAATCATGTGGTAAATCTATAGATTCGAATCTTTTTACCGAGACCAACCCTTTACCTTTTTCTATTCGTATACCTTTAAAGAGACTTCCTTTCTCTCTTAAAGAATCTAATTTGCGAATAATTTTGCGCGCATTTGTTCCTACGCTATCTTGTCTTTTTTTATGCTTATCCACCTCTTCCAAGACTTTTAATGGAATTACAATATCATTATTGCCATATGAAGACAAAGCACGTGCATCGGTTAAATATACACTAGTATCTAAGATATATATTTTTTTAGCCATAAAAATTTCTTTATCAAAATAAATAGTTATCTCAACGATTATAGCATAAAGAAAAAATATATTCACGTAAAAAGAACAATTGTTTTCTTAATTAATAATTATTAAAGGAGGTACTCATGAATGAAGAAAAAAATATCAGTATTTTTTCTAATATTATTAACAACATCGTTGTTTTGCAATGCATGCAGTTGCAGCAGCGCCAATCTTAAATACACAGCAACAGCTAGCGACATATTGCCCAGAACATCTTTTGTACACATAAAAAAAAGATTATCAATATCTAGATGTTTTGAAGATCGATGTGCAATTATGAATTTTGATTCAGCTGCTTCGGGTTTTATTATGAAAGTAGTTAGCGACGGCTCTTTTATTATTACAGCTGCGCATGTTTGCACAGATGCTGCACCAATAAAATTTCAAACAGACAAAATACATTCACGATATAGAGTCTATAGATTGGACGGAGAAAAATATACTGCTAAGGTTTTAACTTATGATGTTGATATCGATGTATGTTTAATGTTTGCAAAAGATTTAACTAACGATGTGCGCGCAGTGCGTATAGCACGCGAAAAACCGAAACCTGGAGATCGTATATATAATATAGCGGCGCCGCGAGGTTTATTTCAACCAAACGCTGCCCCAATTCTTGAGGGTCGCTATAATGGAAGATACGGCAATTCAGATTGGTATACACTACCTGCAGCTCCGGGAAGTTCTGGCTCCATGATTGTAAATCATAAAGGAGAATTGGTTGGAATGGTGCATTCAGTGTTTATCAATTTCATGGTCATGACACTTTCCACTGAATACGAAGATTTAAAACTTTTTATTAATTCAAATCTCCACAAATATATGACCTATAAGAAAGTGATGGATTTACTAGAACTTAAAGATATTTTCCGTTCTTAAGGTCTTTTCCAAATAAGACTTCCAGTGCGAGTCTTTACTTCTTGTAAGTATTGATGTGCATATAAGGCTAGCATAGTTTTATCTTCGTCGACATATTCATATATTTCATCTTTAGTAAATAACAATATTGCATTACAAAAGGTTTTAACTTTTTTATTAATATCTTCTTTGGTGATGCTGTTGGTAAAATGCAATTTATATTGCGCATTAAGTGCTGATTTATCGTGAACTTTTAAATCTATTAACAAATACATACTTCCAGCTGGATAATTGGCTTCTATTGTTATGGTTGGGGGGTCGCAAACATAATCTAGATATCTGATTGATGATTTAAATACCATATTTACACCCTCCAAGTTGCTGTTTCAAAAACACAAGGCAATTTCCTCTGGAGAGACAAATTCAATTTTTTTATTTTTATTCTTTTCATCAACCAATGTCAAATATTGAATTTTATTCCATGAAAGATACTGCATGTCTTCTACTAAAAACAACTTTTTTTTAAAAATAACAGTACTTCCAATATAAACCTTTTTACCCCTGTGGTCCAGAGTGAACCTTCTTGTTATTTTGGACATTTTTCTCTTTTCTCCTGTTATTTTGACCTTTCTTAAATTTCCCTTTTTTCAAAGTTGCCGGCGTCTCTTTACTCGTGCTTTTCTCGACTGGAGGATCCCATACTTTAATTCTATAAATATCCGGATATCCCCTCTTAATTTTAACAAGAGTGTATTCTTCTACTAATTTTGCTTTTAGCACAACTGCTGAATCATAATTATTTAAAGTTGCAACAGTTTTCCATACCTTATTTTGATCTGTCATCAATCCCTCCTAACAAAGTCAAGGCAATTAAACCTGGAAGTTTATTTCTAATATATACACCAGAAAACAAAGTGTCTGCTCTGCCTCCTACATAAGAAAAAGCAGCTTCTAATCGATTACTAATTGCTGGGTCATCAGCCATCTCTGGAGTGGCAATCAAAAGAAGCGCTCCTGTTTTTGATTTATTTGACGCAGTCGGACAAGGAGAAGATTTTAAACAACCTTGAAATACTGCAGATCCCAAATCTGTTTTTGAAGGATCTCTTACGACTGTGCTACCTAGTAAAATTCTACCCGGAGTGTTAAGA